GAACTGCTTGTGGATCATCTATCGGGTACATTCCAAGCTGCAACTGCGGATGGTCCGGGTCCCAGCATTCAGCGCATACTTTAATTTGATACAGCTTGGTCTTAATAACTTCAGATTTTAACTTAGCTAGTTTAAATTGTTGCCCGCATCTATCGCACATAGCGATAGAGTGCTTACCCGAAGAAAATCTATTACCCATGACTAGCCCCCGATGTACGCTTGCCTAGGTACAAGTCTGATCGCTGCTTTTTCTCGGTCTTCCCCCGCAGCCAAATCAAACGATTCGTCATACACGGCCTTCAACATCTGCACTCTCGGCATGAGCTCAGGAACTTTCATCGCAATGTTGTACGCCAATCCTGCTACAAGGCTTGGTAGGAATCTAAACTGTACATCTGAGGTTTGTACGCCTGCGCCTGCATCTTGGATACGGCGGAGCCTCCAATACACAAACGTATAGTAGGGAGTGTCTATAGTGCCTTGATCGGGTACTGGCCATACAGTAATCTTAGGCGCAGCCTCTAGCCGTTGAACCCACACCTGAATAGGGCGGGCTTGTGTTAGTTTGGATGGTATGGTGGCATAAGTAGAAACACTTATGCGGGTTATATTCAAATCTGCTTGGTTCGATTGCGACCCTGCATTGTTACGTATTACATGCTCAAGCAAGTCGATAGTGTCCGAAGGCAAGTCATAGGTAGACACGCCTTTAAGCAGGTCTATCGTACCCTGCTCAATCGTCCACATGTTGATACCACGGTTCTGCCACTCAATAGTCATCAGGTTCATAGACCTACGAGCGGTGCGTAAGTCATATCCAGATCGCATTTCCCGGCCTGCGCGTTCCCATGCTTCCTCTGCGATTTCAGTGAAGTCAAGATTAAATGCGGTTGTGCCAGAAGTTGCCATTATCTAAACCCTGCTGTTTTCTTTGCTATGCCTTTTGGCTGGGGTACAAACTGCTTACCTGCGACCTTACCTGCACGCTTGGCCTTTGTGGTAGCAGCGTACTCGGCTGAACTAAGAGATTTTATCGCAGCTTTTGGCAGATATCTTTCGCCCGTTTCAGACGACTTCTTACCAGACTTGGTTCCCCAATCCTGTTTTGACCAGTCCTTGAGAGACTTTTGGGGTGATTTAATCACGGTATCCGCCGCCGTTTGCTTTATATCGCTTAGCCATAACTTGGGCTTTACGGGCCGACCACTGGCCTGCGCCAGTACCAGCAATTGCAGCGGCCTTGACGCTGTTAAAGATACGCTTACGCATCTCGGGCTTGGTGTAGTTACCCGCTTCGTTGACCTTAGACTTTACCTTGCCGCCATCGGCATACTGAGTGAAGTCAGTATCATCGCGGCGTGCTTTTTTCTTGCTCCCGGGCATTTTTGATGCCGCGATCTTACCCATGCCGCGAGAAGCAATCATAGGTATTTACCCCTTGTTTTACCCCGCTGGGCAATACCATCACCGCGTGAGGATACAGAACCGCCAGAAGCCATCTTCTTTACTTTACCCCCGCGTTTCATCGCTCTACCAAACTCATCCAAGGTGTCATCTTTGAGGATGTCTTTGATGCTTCGCCCTTTGATCATTGTCTTACCGCCTATCCGCTCAGCAGCTGCTTTGGCGAGGCGGGCAATAGCACCTTCTAACGCAGCATTGCCAAACCCTGCCAATCGAGTAGGTCCCAGTGCATACAGCGTATTGCTGACATTGCGCCCAAGCTCAGAACTATCCTCAACCCGCTTGCCGCCGCTGACATTGGCATGTCCACCAGTAGGGATAAGGTCTGCACCACGCTTGCCTGCTTCTTTTTGGTCAGCAGCATACCTATCAAGTTCATCGGCTGTAGGACCGCCTTGACCGCCCCGACCTGCCCCAGTACCTTTCTTGCCCGAAGAGGCTACTGAAAGTTCATCGGCTGTAGGACCGCCTTGACTGCCCCGACCTGCCCCAGTACCTTTCTTGCCCGAAGAGGCTACTAAAGCTTGTGTAGGTAGCGCATTAGATGCATACCCCGGCTCTTTAGTTATGTCTTCGTAGTCAGGTTTATTTCTGACTTTTTCAACTAAAGTGTCCATACCCTCTTCGTCTTTGATCTGACGGACAGGAGTAGCCTTACGATCTTCTACTGGGGCTTGGTCAGGTACTGCTTTACGCATACGCGCAAGAATATAAGGGTCTGTACGATCTGCCCCGCCCAACCATTTTTCTTGCTCAGGAGAGAAAGTATCGCCACCTTCAGCAAAACGGCGGAATTTGTTTTTAGGATTAGGTTTGCCTATAGCCATGATTACACCATTTTTCCTTTAGTTTTACCTCGCTGAGCGATACCATCTGCGCGAGAAGAAATTGAGCCGCCCTTAGCCTTTTTTACCGGAGCCGAAGCTTTCGGCATCGGAGCCATTGGTGTATTGGTTAAAGATTTGTTGTACGCCTCTTCCAGCTTTGGCTGGTCACGCATGTCTTTAATCTCTTGATCAGATGGTTTTGCCATGTCGGCTCCTTAGCAAGTCTTGCCGCCGCGAGCCATCTTGATCATCGTACCTTTAGTTTTACCTTTGGACTCGATACCGCCACCCTTGGCCATCTTGGTCATGCCGCCTTTTTTCATAGCCATCTGCTTTTTGTCCAGCATCATGTCCGCTTTAGAGCCTTCTTTCATGCCCTTCTTTTCCACGTCTTTGCCCGATTTCTCGAACTTAGCGAATGGGTTCACGCCTTTTGTAGCCATGGTAGTACCACCTTTTGAAAATTTGTTGCCTTTATCGGCGCTTGCAAAATCTTGTCCCACGGATTGTGGAACCCCGGCTTTCTTGGCGAACGACGCATTGTGAGCAATCGCCTCCATGAACTTGTGCTGCTTGGCAGATGTTGATGGCATACTATCTACCATGCCAAAAGGATGCAACCTGCGTAAGTGCCGCACCAATTGCCCCGCTTACGCCTGCTACCAGCATCATCACTTTCCAACCTCCCCGCGCCTCGGACAATGTTGTACTAATACTGGCCAAACATTTTTTAATTTCTCGCAAATCTGCGGACATTTTATCCAAATCCAACTGCAAATGTTGAATATCTGCTGCATGGGTAGCAAGTTCTCGTGCCGTAGCTATTGATTCTTCTGTCATACTAACACTTCCACCTAGCTAATGAAGCCGCCTTGCGAGTAGGCTTACCCTTCTCGTCTTTCATTGGCCCCGGCATTCCACTCATTCTTGCGCAAAATGAATCTTTGCGAGCCCCCCCTTGGGGTTGTGGTGCTTTTAGGTTCGACCCATTCTTAGCGTTGTACGCCTTGCGTCCAGCAGTAGTCATACCCGCACCGTCCTTGGTGCTCAGGTAGTTCTTACCTTTACCCGTAGTGGTCTTGGGTATGGGTTTGCTAGCCATAGAACGCTACCGCAGTAGCTCCAGCAGAGCATGTCACTATTAGGCTAGTAGCGCACAACACGCCCTCGCCGGGAATGGTCATGTACGCAGGGCCAGCAGCCGTTGCTGTATAGACAAACAAAGTAGTCAAGTTATCCAGAACCGTTACCGTAGCGGCAGCAGTGGCGCTTACACTCAACCCTTTAATGCGAACACGACCTGTGTAGGCGGTTGTAGCGGTGCTCGCAGGGCACGTTGCGGCTTTTACATCAGTCTGTTGCATAACTAATCCCCTAAAAAATAGGGCCGAAGCCCTGTGGGTTATTAGGCCGATGCTGGAGCGCCAGTACCGTCAGAACTGCGTACCGCATAGGTAATGACCAATACACCTGCACCTGAAGTGGCCGTGACGTTGGCTTGCGTGTAGGTGATGATTGCGTCTGTAGAGCCTACGTTAGACACCAGAACTGCGCCAGCAGCGGAGTTACTACCTAGCACTAGCTCCGTGTACCCTGTACCACCAAAAGCGGTTGTGTTTGACGCGCCACTAATGTCAACACCATTAGATTGAAGCGCAATAGTTGGAGTTGTAGTAGCGTAAGCTACCGTGGTATTAAACCGAGCGGAAATAATTGCTGCTCCAGCGGGCAAAGTAAACGCGGCTGTATTTGCGGTGACGCTGGTATACAGAACGGCTACGCTTTGGCTAACAATAGTTGTACCCGTATTACGAATAGTACCAGCGGTAGTACCCGTAGTTTCTTTAACAGTGCCCAAAAGCCATGGACCTAGGTGAGTTGCGAATCCCATGATGTATTCCTTACATGCGTGAAGCGTATCAATCTTGCATGCCAGTCAGCCGGGACTGTTTGATACGCCGGAAAACCCGGATGCACATTTATATCATGGTTTCTTTCTGGCTGCAAGCATTTTTGCTTTCCACACTGGGTCTGCCCATAGTGCTTTACTGGCGGCGGCTTTAGCAGCTTTTACCTCTACCCTATTGGCTATCTCTTGATTTTTTGCCGTCTGCTTAGCCGCGTATTCTGGATTAGCCCACTGTGCCTTTGCCTGTGCGCTTGTTTTGGCTTTTGAAGCATCGGTACTACGGGCAACTTTGATATTCGCCGCCATCTTGTCTCCTACAGTCTCCCATCGCTTAATGCTCGCAGCCGAACGCTTGGCCGTTACATCGGGTCGATTCTGCGCAATTAGTTGTGCAGCGCGTACTTTTTCAAAATACTCTGGGTCTTCCCACATCTTGCTAGTAGCCCGAGACATTACGGCGCGGAACTCAGGCGTATCAACAAACGCGGCTTTACCAGCTTCTCTACGAGCTATTACGCCGGGGTCTTTTAATGCTTCACGAATAGCCGCTGTTGTCTTGGCGCGGTACTCGGGATCGGCCCACCGCTTACGCATCATTTCAGCACTTTGCGCGGTGTTGAAGGGGGTGCTGTTGCTTGCGCGTATGTTCGCTTTCCATTCAACGGTACGCAAAGCACCTGCCGTACCCTCCCCGCCATCTGTCAGATTAAATAGCGTGCCCGTTCCAAGGTCTCGCCTACCTAACTCTGCAATGAGTCGCATTTCCTCTACAAAGGCTTCGGCCTCCTCTGTAAATTCTTTAACTATACTGATGAGTGGTGCTAACCCCAATTGCCGTAGCTTAGCCAATACTGCTCCAAAACCACGGTTCTGGTGTACTACCTTCTCCCAGTGCGCATAGGCGCGTTGACCTTGCCCCTTGCCGACGTAGATGATCTGACTGTTCTTGCTGGGACGGGTATCGCGATATGTGTAGACGTAAAACATAGAAGCTCCTAGTTGGTGGAGCTGTTAGTATACATTAATGGACATTGAGTGTCAAGTTTGCGCTATTTAGCATATTACTTCCGGTACAAAGGTAGTGAACCATAATGTTCCACGGGTACACTCGTGTATGTATAGACGTAAAAAAGGAGCCGAAGCTCCTTTTATAATAGCAAGATACGTAGTATCTATGCGGGTGGTAGCTTAAGAGCTGCCAGGTGAGCCGAAGATGCCCAACGGATCCGACACCCCGAAAGAATACCTCTCACGACTTTTGTAGCGCACATTACCTGTGTCAAAGTCCCCATCCATAGAGTTGGACATAGGCATACGCACGAAGTGCTTCAAACCATTAGGCACATCAGTAGTCAAAAACCAACCGTTTGTATCGGTCAGGTAGTGATTGATGGTGTATCCGTCAGGGATTGAACCATTGTTCTTCAGAGCGTTGATGTCATTGTCCGTAGTACCTACGCGCAATTCTGTTTCCAGAAGACGGGTAGCGACGAACATCAATGCAGGGGGAACAATCAACTTCTTGGGTTTAGCGGCGATCAAAAGGCCACGCTCATCTGTCCAAGCGGCGATTTGAATCACAGCATTTTCAAGGGAGGTTTCATTCAGATCAGTACCAACCGCAGGGCGATTGCTGTTAGTTCCGCCATTCACCAGTGGGTGAGCAGTAGAGAACAAAGAAACGCCGTCACCGTAGGTGTAAGAGCCACTGAAACCATTGTTCAGGATAGCCGCAGCTTTAACTTGCTTGGTATAGGCCATAGCGCGAGCCAGACCTTTGGTGTAACGAGCCGACAAAGAGTCGTACAAGTTATCTTCCACAGCTTCTTCCGTAATGGAGAAACCCATTGCGATAGTTTCGTGGTTGTAGCGAGCTGTCCATGCTTCTTGTGCATTGTCATACGCGACGGATTGACCCTCGTTTTTAACAGGTGCAGCAGAAAAACCAGACAGTTTCGTCTCTTCTTCGAATGAACGCTCCGACGTTTCACATTCATAAATCTCTTTATGCTCTTCGCCATATCGTGCATATTCCAGACCAAACAAAGCGTTCAGACCGGGGAGCAGTTCTTTAAGTAGTTGTGCGCGTGAAATAGCCATGATTTAGCTCCTTAGATGCCAACGGCGTTGCTGTAAGAATGTTGGCCCGGATTGAACTTCACGAGGATGTCCGTAAACGCGTCACCAACTACAGAGAAGCCCACCATATCAACAAAACCAACAACTCGGAAAGCAGCGGCAGCGGTTTGGCTGGTAGCGCTTACAGCGGAGGTGGAGTTACCATTTTGGGTGGAACCAGTGCTGGTGCTTTGAGCCGCAGCGAAGAACACGTTTTCACCGAGTTTGGCTTGGGCAATAGAGCCGTTTGCTTGGACTTGGAAAACGCAACGGTCATCGTCAATGACATATGCCGTGACAACACCAGTCGTACCCGATGGGTAGTACTGACCGAAGATGGTCTGACCTTGTGCATTCACATACTGGCAACCGACGAAAACGCCGACTGTACCTGCGGGAAATGCGT